ATACTGAATGATAATTGTTGAGTATTACCATTTCGCCCAAGATCAATATGCCCGCTATGAATAAAATATTCATCATAGGTGAAGTTACTGTTCAATTCATTCTGGCGATTGCGGAATGATATAGTCCCGGCGCCGGTTGTGAACTTGCACCGATTGATGGCGAAAGACAGGCGACGAGTAGGCGATGGGATGTAACTTCCGGCGTTCTGGGCCTCGAAGAATTTTTCGACGAATGGCTGCTCGGTAATTCTTTCATTTGTAGAAATATTGTTTCCGAGAGTTGCGGTATAGACGGCATACTTGTTGCTGTTGGTCCGGAGAATAAGAGAATAAGTTCCCGGCTTGAGGTAGACGGGATAATTGAAACTAAATTGTGTCCGGTTTGAACTTGTCTCGAATTGAGTTGTGGACGCAACATTGATTTCCGACTTATATTTGGTTGATACCGACCCCGGGACGATCTTAGACGGGTGTGGATATCCGGTTACGGTCGGACGAATTTCGATCGACACCGGCAAATCTCTTTCCGATGTTGCGTCCGGAATCTCCGTAAACATAAGATCCACGGTCTTAAGGAACATGCCTTTTGGATATAGATTTTTATCAACGACAAAATTTTGAGCCATCGCATCAATATCTTGTGGTGATGATCCCTCTACCGTATTTCGATTCAGGACGGTCGATGAAATATTTTCACTCGATACCGATGATCTACGAGAAACAATAGGCTTTGTAGAGATAATGTACGGATCGAATGTTGTTCCAATTCCACTTACTTTGTATGTTGCCTCGGCTACCGTCGTGGCATTAGCGATAATGTTGTTCAAATCATCACTGATTCGAATAAGAATCGTGCCCGATTTAACCTCACCCTCGCCGAGAATCAGTGATCCCTCGATATATCCTCTCGCATCCGTCTGATCCGCGGCCTTGAGAATATTATCCACATAGACATAGACAACGGTGGACGGTTTCAGGGCATTGGCCTGATAGTAGATGATACTTTGCTTGTTGTATGGTTGGATAGATGCGTTATAAGTTTTATTATTAACTTTTTTGATAATAGAGTCTGGATTATTGACTTTATGGATATTATTGCGAGCCGACCCGGAAACACATCCACAACCTACCTGATTCTGGAATAAGAATTCATAATTATTGTTTCGGATTGACGAACTAAGACCGGGGAAAGTTTCGTCAAACACTTGACGAGAATTTTCAAATTGAAACTCATTAATCTGATTATCGGTTGCGGGTGTTCCGAACCAATTATATTCCCAATCGCCCCACTGCATACCAAAGCCGTAAGGTGAATTAGCCTTATTTCCTCGGTATTGCCATGAATCATTCGATCCGTATTTATTACTTCGTACGGATGGTTTAGATGATTGACTGTACCAATCATCCGATGTCGGGGTGATCGTTAGGTTTCCATACCAATCGATTCTACCCGTCGGGTTAATCCTCGTCGAAGCATCGGCAAGCGGGTTGGCGATGGCCCTCTGAGTCGTGTAGGATAGAGTATAGAGATTATTCTGAGTATTAGATGTGGGTACCGGTGTAGGTCTATGTCCCGTAATATTAGTTGTGGTTGTGTTGGCGGTATCCTCGACAAGAGAGATTGATTTGGATTCAAACGCCGGACGGAGAAGACCATCCTTAAAATCCATTGAGATATTGTAATCCTTGTTATTAACATCACCAATTTCATGGCCGTTAAAATTATCAACAAGGATTCCAACTTTTGGAATAATATTTCCATTCGAATCGACGAATGTACGGGCGTTTGCCTCTTGTTCGAGGAAACTTAGAGATGTGTAGTATTCAAGATCACGGACTCGTTTATCAATCTGTCCGATATCTTTCATCGTATATCCCTTAGTTTCGTGGGATTCTACTTTGATATCATTCGGACCGAATGTCCACGAACCGAGGCGTAGGGTGTAGAGAAGCAAGGATTCCGCATCCACATCAGGGGCCTTCGGGGAAAGAGAGGGGATGCCGGAAATGGTCTTGAACTGTAGGTCTTTATTGATGAGAATTCGATCAATTCGTGGAAGGTAATATTCAAAAGATGCAACCATCGTTTCCTTGGCAACGGGGATGTAGGCATTTGTGATATTCCCATTATCCGCCTTGACCGGACGGAAATCTACAACATCTCGCAATGAATACACCGCCCCGGTTTTATTGCTAGAAAATGACGGAATATTATCGTATCCGAAAGATGCCCCGAGATAGGTCTGTCCGACCGGGTATGAGTTGACAACAAAGGGGCCGTCACCGGAATGGGTGAATCGACGAAGATTGATTGTGAACGCACTATCACCCGGGGTCGCACCCGGTGCGAGACGAATACGACCGTGATCATATAGATTGTCCCGCTGTCCGTCATCCAGAATGAATCGAGAGGAAAGATCCACGCCCGGTGCATCGGATTCCCCAAGAATATTTTCAACAATGTAAATATCGGCGACACCAAGATTTCCAAAGGTTACACCACTAAAAGTATCCATTTCGAGAGTTACACCGGAAATAGCCTCCGTTGTTCCGAGGACTTTTGTTCGGTAGAAGAAACTAGAATCGGATGTGTTGACTTGGCAATTGGCAAGAACCTTGTATACATTACCATTTGTCAATCCCGTAACGGTGATCGTTGCATTATCATTTGATGTCGTAAAATCAATGCTTGAAAAATCTGTGATCAGTGTTTGGCTTGTAACATTGATTAAGTAATACCGATTGTTGAGTAGAGATCCCGCAACTAATCCGTTCACATCACCCGGGAATGTGATGGGATCACCCGATTTAGAGGGTACTGACACTTGAATTTGTCCGCTCGAAGCGGTAGACTCAAAACTCAACTGAATGTCGTAATCGATATTGTTCACGGTTCGAATAGATGAATCAACCGATAGCGGTATGACAAGACTATCATTGGTTGGCTGATACTGAATAGCGTATCCGAGATCATTTATACCACTTGTAGCGGAAATGACGGATAGAGTTTCCCCGGTGGACGCAAAGAGGAAAGATGTATCCGCAAAATCACCACCAGAATTAAGATCGATGTTGTACAGATACACGCGATATTCATTTGTCCCCGCACTTTCGATATCCACCTGACGGAATAGAGCGGATCCGAATGTAATACCCGCCGAATTGCCGAGTAGAATTTCGGGATGATCCTGACTATCCAAGAACCGCACACCAATCCCGAATCCATTTGTCGCCCCACCGGCGGCGGAAGCACCGACGATGACATAATTTCCAATATTTACATCAATAATATCATCATCTACGGTATCAAATGTCCGAGATTTACTAATCGGAATATACTGCTTGGCAATGGTTTCAAATTCATACCCGCCGATGTATGCTTTGCCCGGATCGAGAATCGCAACAACCTTTGTTTCATCGGGAGTATTAGGATATACATTACTGAATTCTCGAATTTCGAAATCGAAAGAATCAACGGTGTAGTTACCGGATTCGTCGTAAGTTCTTCGAGCAAGAGTTTCCTCAAGAGTTGAATAGTCCGGGAACACATTTTTCTTTGTCACAACACCGGATTCATACCGGAGAATTTCCACAAAGTTTTCGGATGCGTATGCCCGAGTCGCCTCCTCATTGGGGGTGTAGGGTTTGAATGCTAGTGTGAGGGCTTTCTTCATGCGGTCGGCACCGGCACCGGCGAAGTTCGGAAACCCGTTCGCGGGATCTAAGAGGCTTGAATCCTCGTCCGAAGAAACAATAGATGTGGTGACGACAAACCCAATTCGTGCCGTTGGGGATTCAAAAGATTTAGCACCAATAGATACGGGGACAATAAATCCCCCGACGGTTGTTGATGTTGCAACACTATACGGAACAACTTGCTGAGGTTCCGTTACGATGAATAACCCATCCACATAGTAGATGCCCGGTTGCGTGGTGACGATTCTTGCGGGTCCGACGACGGGAAGTGTTCCCCCGGTCGTCTTCACTTGGAATCTATATCGGACACCACTTTCAACTTGAATCTCGATGGTTTCGCCTACGGTGATTTCGGCATTTCCCGTTAGATAGTCAAAGAAAATATAAGAAAATGGGTCGTTGAGTGTATCATTTTGTTGAAGTGTACTGATAACCCGACCCACACCATCATCGAAAGATCCGTTTCCGAGACCAAATTCATTGTTGACGATATCGTTTAGGGCCGTAGTAATTTGGGCTGCCGTCGCCGTAGAGTATGTGGCACCGGAATTTGTTGAAATTTGGACACTATTCGGTACAATTCTCGTGTAATAAATGGTAGATTCTGTAATCTGTCCACCGGTAACGAGAGATCCATTTTCAAAAATATGATTTCCAAAGGTTGCAACTTGATTCTGAAGAAGTGTCTGTAATTGAGTCAATTCCCGGGCTTGGACCGACACCCCGGGACGAAAGAGAACCCGATGATAATTCTTATTCGCATCAAAATCATCGTAGTAGGGGGAAACATTTTGAATATCGGATTCAAATGACATATGTTACACTTTTCCTTTTAAATTGATAAAACAATTTTAATTTCTTCTCTTTGATTAGAATCTCTTTCTAATACCTGAATATTATCAAGATAGATGAGAGATCCGGTATGGTAGTCTACCTCTGGTATATTTATAGATGTAACGGATGCTTTATTTAGAATTTCTACGGAACTATTATCAATCTCGGAAAGAGTATCGTCGGTATTAAATGTTCCGAATACATTAATGACATCCAGATATCCACCAGCGGTTGAAAACCCAACATTATTGAGGAAATTCTGATTCCATGATGATACCGTGCCGAACGCCCCGGATGAACTCCCCCGGACAATTCTATCCTCAATAAATGTCGTGTCGGTAAAATTAGTATCGATACGAGAAACATTCATCCGTAGAGTTTGCCGGTAGGTGTCTTGAGAGTTTAGAATTTCCTCCGTCTGGAATCCGACAATCTTAACATCGGTCAGAACACCGGATAGGAATGATGTGTTTGTAAGAACAACAAATTCATTTGGGACAAACTTCTTAGTTGGATTCTGTATCTTTAGAATACCCGTCCGAGCATTTCCGAGTGTTGCCACATACTTGTAAAACCCCCCGGAATGACCGGAAACCGATCCAATACATTTACGAATTCCGGATGTAAGCCCGTCAAACTCATTAATGGGTGTGTTGGCGGAAACAAAGTACGAATGCACTATATCATCCGAAGAACCCACAACCGCACCATTAATATTGGGATTAGCAATCAGGGCGAACTGCCGAAAATCACTATTCCCAACAATTTTATTATTTTCTGTCTTATTCAGTGATACGGAGAACATGATTGAACGGGTGCCCAATTCATCTACGGCATTAAATGCGTGGCCACCGGTGGGAGAAATTCTTGGTCTTAGGACCGTATCATTCGCCGTAGTCGATCCCCCGAACGCATTTGCAAAAGCATAGGTATAGTCTCGACCGGAACTAATGATATCTAAGGATGCGATACCATACGAAGCATTTAATCTGGCCTCGGCCTCAAGGCCCGTTCCATCCCCACTAATTCCGATATAAGGAATAATTTCAAAATCATAACCAATTACATCATTTGGATTAGTAAAGTTATTTTCTAGCGTAGCAAGACGAGATGTTCCGTTGTACGCGGAAATTTTTCTCAATTGGCCGTAGTTAAGGCTATCGGTATCACTGATTTTGAGAGCGTAGTTTAAGTATCGTCCGGATACCAAAGATACCTCCGTACCGGTTAGACGATATTGTGATGCGGATGTGGTTCCGGCATCAATGATATGTGTTCCCGATGTCTGGTTGAAAATAACATCCGGAAAAATACTACCGGAATTGACAACCTCGATAAAATCAACGGATCCATCGACGGCGGCATTCTGAACATCGAATTGATTTTGTCGAGGATCATTTGTGTTGATGATTTGTTCGACCGTAAAGGCGGGAATATAGTCGGGGGTCAAAAATCTTTCATCGGATTCGGAAAGAGAATACATGTACTGCCACTGATAATTATCGGATGTGGTGAAAACCGTTGAGATAGTTTCTTGTGGCTTGGTTGTAGAGATCGCCCCAAAATTATTACTAATAATTTTATAGATTCTTCTGTTATCTACCAGAACATAATATTTAAGTGGATCACTAATATCATTTAATTCCACATTATCCGCATATTCATCATAGACGGTTCCGGATACCCAATCATACCTAGGAATGACCAGAGAAACATCGGAATTTTTGATTTTTTTCAGTGCAATACATCTCTGCCAAAAATCGGTTTCTATTTCCAGAGTATCAATAGCATCGGGTGGGTTGGTATCATCATTCCACGGTGAGGTTCGACCAATCCCAAGAAAGAGACTATCACCATTACCCTCACCGAGTAATTCTAGGAATCTTTTCGATAAGATAGTTTTAAAAGATTGACGCACTAAATCACAAGTCATGGATTTCTACTCCCTAGATGTACTCCTATTTATAGAGCCGAACCGGATGGTATGTCCGTACACTCATGAATATACCCGGCATCTATCCGAATAAAATCACCTATGATAATATCTTTAAATTCTGTATCAACCATAGGATGCGTAAAGATCGGCCAGAATGGAAATCCATCCGGATTATCCCCGGACGCAAGCGTAATTCCCGTGTAGGGGGAAAGATACCCGGATGGATAATCATCCGATAAATCCTCCGGGGTTAAAAATGTATAAGGTGTGTAATTACCAATGACCGGTAAAGAAACATTCGTAATTCGATTTGTGGTGTCTAGAGTATCCTCAAAGCATCTTAGAATTTCAACCGCACCGAAAAAAGCAAACCCGGACGGGTGAACCAAATTCTTAATAAATTCTCTATATCGAGAAATAACAATCTCGGATTTTAGAACATAAGAATACTTCTGGTAGTATACATTATCTTGCAGGACTTTATTTGAACTAAGATGCCCGGATTCACCATCGTAGAATCCGGCGTAGGATGCGAGGGCACCGAGATTGGCCGCCAGAGATGCATTCGTAAAATTAGAACTAGAGATATTTGATCGGGTTGTAGATACCGAAATTGCCCCGTCCGAACTCTTGTAGTTGACGCCAAAATCAATCAGACGCACCGAAAGAATTCCACCCGAGGAATTGATTCGTGAAACCTCACCCCGAGCGGCGATTCCCTTACCACCGGTGAATACGACATTATCCCCTATACTATACCCGGTACCATTTGTATTGACCGTAATAGACTGGATAATTGAATATGTACTTTGTTCGGTATAAGTTTTACCCCCGACCGAAAACTGTACGGAAAATCCCGGGGAAAAGGTTCCTTGAATATTTGATAAAAATAATTCCGCAATATCATACTGGCCTTGACGATAAACCACAACGCGAGAACACTTTGCATATGCTAATGTCTGTTGATTGGTCTGATCAACTTGACGAATTTCCTGATCAATAACCTTGAATATATTTTTACCTATTGAATTAGTAATTTTAATAGATTTTTGTTGAATATAGTTACTACCGGAAGCAATAAGAATATCCTCTTTAGGTAGATAAAATTCTACATTGACGCCAAATATTAACTGAAAGAGGAATCTAAAAGATGCCTCCGTACCCTTACTCAAGTAGAATTGTCGAATGTTCTTGACGAGTGATGGTAGATTGACGCCCGGGGCGAGAGTTTTTGGGAAATTCTTTAGGTATTGTGCCCGGAAAAAATCCGTAAATTCATCGATATTTTCATCAACATCGGTCAATCTCTGCATTTCTACCGGGGATAAAGTTCCATACTGCTTCTCTAACCATTCATAATATGCCTCGATGAATGCAACAAAGTTGGCGTGATCCGATCGAACGAACTCCGGTAGTTGTCTTGATACAATAGGTTGAATAATATCTTGAATATTAGACATAGGTTATACCTCGAAGGGGAATGGCAACCCGGAATTGGTGTTGGACTGGATAGTAGACTTGGGTTCCGCCGTGATATTAATCGCGGAACCATCAACCAAAAGAATCATGTTTCGAATCGTGTTGACATTCTGTTCTTCCGGGATCATCTGAATAGCGATGAATGCGTTACTATTTCCGGTGCCCCGGGGTTTGAGATTTACAAAACTAATCTGCCCGGTTTCGTAATTGACCGTCCCGGCATTGGTGTTGACAATAATTTTCTCGTCATCAACAAGTTTAAATGTACGAATATTTCCGAACCCGTCATCATCAAAGAAGACATTGACCACATTACCATCGGCGTCGTCGATACTAAATTGCTGAGATGAAATGACCGGTTTGTACCCATCATTAGGATGGAAAATTTTATTATTAAAGTGAATGTCATACGAACTCGTCATATTTAATTCTACGGGAAGTCTTTTCTCTAAGATAATATCCGTCTCGTTACCGAGAATATAATCCCCAAGATCATCGATAAACCTTGTAAATTTTGAAAAGTAAAAACTCTTGTTAAATTTTTCTAATTGATTTATGGAATAAAAGGCAATTCGATTAAAAACCGCCGTGATGATATTATTTTGTGAGAATCTAGTCTTTGTCGGATCGTAGTCTACGGTCGTAGAAATCTTAAGAAAGATATAATTAGGATCTATAATTTCCGGGATAATACCAAGAACATTTTTATTTTGTAAAATATTGCGAACGATACTACCCTTCTCGCTATCCGTAAGAATCGTTCCGGATTTTGGTTTAATGGATACGAATACCTTTCCGTACTGTGGGGGGTCGGCGTCCTCACCACCATAGACATAGACGGAATCCGCGGCCCCGTAATTGGTTTCGATAGCCGACTGATAATCAAGAGCCGTAACCGCACGATTTTGGGCTTGATATGCGAGTGGTGCGTTATACCGAATAGATTCGGCGGATTCAAAGATGGAACCACCAACCGATGGTGATACAACGGACACCGTGGTAGACGGGAATCCAATCATACGAAACACTCTATTGTTCGCGGAATCGGTGTTGCCGATACCGTTGGCTTGATTACCCCGGGTGCTTAGGTATTGGAGAGTAATATAATTACCTCTTGATAGAGATTGTCCTAGAACCCCGTCGCCAAAGTATAGAGAAAAGACACCATTTTCCTTTTCCTCAAGAAAATATACTCTGGATTCCGGCGTGAGTGAGGCAAAGTTAATATTTTGTGACCATGTGTCGGAAAACCCGGTAGTATCATCAATAGAATTTTGAACGCGAACGACGATCTTAGATGTATCAATTTTATTGTTTAATAGAGTAAATTTTTGATTGAATTTATTACCATCAAAGATAAAATTCTGCGCCCCAAGAACACCCTCATAAATTTCAACCTCGGATACACCCCATATTCCTGTTGATGTGTTTCGAGTGATCTTATATGGCTTACGGGTTATAAAATTAAAGACATCCCCATTCAAATCCGCTCGAAATGATGTTCCGGTCGGAATGTAGTCAAACGCGGATCCCGAAAATGTCGGGCGAATCGTCCCGAAGGAAATATTAACAATAGCCCGTGCGGACTTTGCGGACCGTGGTGTGTATCCTAGATGCTTAGAGATTTTTGTAATAGACGAACGCAAGACCGACGAATCAATAAAAGATTCGTTTGCAACCATGTTCATGTAAAATCCGATATGATGTGTATTGGCGGCAAGAACATCTAGAAGAATGTTCATTCCGGAACCCTCAAAATCAAAATCGGTAAATTCATCCTGATTGCGTAGGTATGCTTTCAGGGATGATTTAATTTGATCAAAGTCTAATTCGGATACATCTAATCGTTGTCTCATTTATGACAACCTTTCCAGTGTGAATAACAGGCTGCTCGGCTGTAATGTATTTAATATAGTATATTCCATAGTAATTTCAAGATAATTCTGATCACCATTTAAATTAACCGAGACACTATTTATAGACACTCGGGGTTCGTACAATTTGACAAGACGAAAAATCTCTTGTTCAATTCGAATGGCTACGATTGGTGATACGGGCTCAAAGAGAAGATCCACAACCCCGGATGAAATTTCCGAGTGAAAGGGCTTCTCACCCCTCTTAAATCGAATGAGATTAATTAACGCCTGCTTGATAGCAGATTCATCGGTTTTAATAGAAATATCCCCATTTTTAGGGTTAAGAATAAAGTTTAAATCTAAATCTTTATATCTATTATTCATTAACAATACTTCCCGATGAATTAACATCTTGGTTTTGTAAAATTTTATTTAGTGTCTCCTGAACAACATCAAAACTATTTTCCGTGGTTGTCTGGAGAGAATCAATATTTTCTTCAATTTCTATAATACGATCACTATTGATAGAAATTTTTTGTGAACTCAGTTTGGCGGTAGTATCTACATTATTTCGCCAAGTTACAAAAGCCGCTATCCCCGCGACGACGGCGATTAAAAATTTGTAGTTTTGAATGGCCCAACTAGAAACAATACTCATCGTTGTCCCGTGGGTGGACGCGGCCTGCGGCTTTTGATTTTTTTGAATATCCTCGGATTTTGGTGTTTGGTTGAGGGTAACAATCTGTGAAAAGAAACATACGAAAGTATCATCACCGGCTTTAAGTGCGGTAACATGAAGCCTGACCCATATGACCGAGTTATCTTTACAGATATATCTCTTGACCATAGGGTATTCCTCGACCTCATTGTTGAGAATTTTTGCGATCCCATATAGATCCGCATCAATATCCTCGGGGTGGGTGAGTGATTGAAAATTTCTCTGGACTAATTCATATTCGGAATAGCCAAGAATATTACATAATTCTCGATTACATTTTAAAAATGTACCATCTTTTGCAATCAAACACATGCCAATCTTGGCTTTTTCGAAAATTTTATCGATGGTTGTCGTATTTAAAAAAGAATTTAACATATACCAGTATTTATTCGATTATTGAAACCGCATCTATACTCGCGTCAGAATAAGCACCCAGCCCGAGATATCCGGTTGAAAATGTCCCGCTTGTATAAACTCTTGAACCGGATGCAAGTAATGTTCCGTTTTCATCGTCGTACAATTCTGCGGTCACGGTATTACTTGCCGACCATTTCATCTTTACAAAATACCAATTATCTAACAAAGTTTCCCCCGTGGGTATAGTCACCCTCCCCGTAAAACTCCCATTTATTCTTATTTGCATGGTATTATCGCGCGCATCCAAAAGTACCTGATATGCATTTGAACTCGTCGAACTACGAATGACTAACGACGGTGCCTTAAACCCTTTAACCCCCGAAATTCCTCCAGCCGTATCACATCGCAACCATCCGGAATACTCAAATGTTCCGGATGGTGTGAAGGGAGTCGTGTTGTCATATCGGTAGTAAAATGTGTTGGCTAGGCGAAATTCCGCAATCGTATCCCCACCACCCTTTGCGGGGGTAGTGTCACTCACTCTCGACAATGATCCGGTTCCGGATGCCGCGTTGAATCGACTCGTAATTTCAAAGTTTTCAAAATATGGTCGGTATACTCGTATATCTTGAAAATATGCTGTTGCCGAGGACGCCCCTACGGATAGAGATGCTATCGCATTTGTGGAAAACTGTAGAGCCAATTATGCTTCCTTCTCAATGTAGATCACATCGGTATCTGGGCTTCCCGGTAGAGAACCATTATCAACCACTTCGATTGACAGGCGATTTCCTAGGGAATCGTTGATATTGGATGCGGCGTACGGACTCGCCCATGTGGCACCCGTATAGACAAAGAGAATTAATGTATCGGAATCAATCCATAAATCCCCCGTAGCCGGTGAGGATGGGGCGCCAGATTGGTATGCGACTAATGCTGTTGCCCCCGTTGCACCGACAGCACCGGTCGGACCCGCCGGGCCGGTTACGCCCTGAATTCCTTGGGCACCCGTGACACCCGCAGCACCCGTTGCACCCGTAACCCCTTGGATTTCATACGGCGAGGGTGCAATTTTTTGTACCCATATTGCTGTACCATTTTCTTTGATACTTTGCAATATGGTAATTTGGGCATTCCTAGCCTGTAGAGATATGGTATCATTTGCGGAAACCGATATGATGGCTTCGGCGGAATAATTACTCGCACCACCAAATCCGATGATGCGGTGATACCCGGCCATTTCGGTACCCTTGATCAGAGATCCGTTCTGAGTTAATCGAGTGTAACTTTGAGTACGGTTATCTCCGGAATATTGATCTAAAAGAGCCTGATATCCGACAATATATCTTCCGCTTTCTAAAATTGTTAGAGAACCAGCCGATGTGTTAAACGAGAAATATTCCGTATCGTATATTGATGGGTCATCCCAATTTGCCGCCGTGATATATGTTGTTATCTCGGTTAGGTTTTGGTCTCCGTTTTTCGTGACATAGAATGTTGCCGATGTTGGACCCACCGGACCTTGAGCACCGGTCGCACCCATAGCCCCGGTTGCTCCAACGGCCCCATCTTCGCCACCATCGACAAAAATAACCCAATCAGAATTGATAGATGGATTTGGCTGGGCAGTGGCTATTCCTGTCAATGCATAATATGCATCACCATCATGATATACTACATCTCCTGCGGCATAGGAGAAGAATGATAACCAAAGACCCCGATAGTTGATTCCTTGAGCACCTGTTGCACCTTGAATTCCTTGATCCCCTTGAATTCCTTGGGCACCTGTTGCGCCTTGAGTTCCTTGATCCCCTTGGATTCCTTGGGCACCTGTTGCACCGGTTGCACCTTGAATTCCTTGAATTCCTTGGGCACCTGTTGCACCTTGAATTCCTTGAATTCCTTGGGCACCTGTTGCACCGGTTGCACCTGTTGCACCTT